ATCTTGGCGCAACCAATAGAAGGAGCAGATATGCCCGGCAGACCAAAATTGCGCGCCCTTATGACACAACTGCAAAACCGTGGTGGCCCTGAATTCTTCCAAGATTATCTTCTTGGCGGAGGGACGATCAGCGGCCTTGCCAAGGAGCTGGAGGTTGACCGTGGCTATCTCCGCCGCAACCTTATCAAAAAGCCTGAATACAACGCCGTCATCGAGCAAGTCCGCGAAACTGCCGCCGACACCCACGCCGAGCTTGGCTTTGACGTGATCCGCCAGTTGAAAGCTGACCGCGCCGCCGAGCGCGCCAATGCGCAGACCGGCAGCCGCCTCGCGGAGATCAGCCAAGTGGATGTCACTTTGGCGCGCGAAGAGGTCAGCCAGCACAAGTTCATCGCGCAAAGCTGGAACCAGAACCGCTATGCCAATGGCAAAGCCGGGGCAAACGTCACCGTCAATCTCGGCGATCTGCACCTCGATGCTTTGCGCAAGATGAAACTTGTGCGCGACAGCACCAAGGAAATCGAACATGAGTAAACCCGCCGCGCACGACGCGATGCTGGAGTTTGTGCAGACGTATCACAGCAGCCCTGCCAAGTTCGTCCATGAGGTGCTTGGGGTTGAGCCGCTGGATTATCAGGCGGAGTTCCTTGACGCGATTTCCAACGGCACCCGGATGCTCAGCATTCGCTCTGGCCACGGCACAGGCAAGTCAACCGCCGCGTCCTGGGCGATGCTTCACACGCTGATCTTTAAGTTTCCCTGCAAGATCGTCGTCACCGCGCCAACCACTGGCCAGCTTTTTGACGCACTTTTTGCCGAGCTGAAGAAATGGATCAACGAGCTGCCGCAGCCGCTGAAAGAATTGTTGAACGTAAAGTCAGATCGTGTGGAGCTGATCGCCGCCCCCAGTGAGGGCTTTATTTCGGCGCGCACGTCGCGCAAGGAAACCCCGGAGGCTCTGGCCGGTATTCACCAGGAGGCGGGCACGGTCTTGCTGATTTGCGACGAAGCGTCGGGGATTGACGAGGCTGTGTTTGAAGCGGCCGCCGGTTCAATGTCTGGCGCAAATACGCAGACCGTGCTGCTCAGCAACCCCACGCGATCCAGCGGCACGTTCTACGAAAGTCAGACGCGGATGGCGCACAAATGGTGGACGCGCCGCTGGAGCTGCATGGACAGCCCCTTGGTCAGCGAGGAGTTCATCGAGGAGATGCGCGAGCGCTACGGCGAGGAAAGTGCAGCTTTCGATATTCGTGTGCGCGGCGAATTTGCTAGGGCTGACGAGGACACCATCATTCCGTATCACTTGGTGGAAGCGGCGCAGAACCGCGACGTGGTGCTTGACCCCGACGCGCGTTGCATCTGGGCTTTAGACCCAAGCCGTTTTGGCTCGGATCGCACGGCTCTGGTCAAGCAGACGGGCAAGGTCATCACTGAGGTCAAGTCGTGGCGCGGCCTTGATCTGATGCAGACCGTCGGCCGTGTTATGGCGGAATATGACGCCCTGCCCCCCTCATCTCAGCCTGCCGAAATTCTGGTGGACAGCATTGGCCTTGGCGGCGGTATTGTTGACCGCATGGCGGAGCTTGGCGCGCCTGTGAGGGGCATCAACGTGGCGGAAGCGCCATCTATGAAAGGCACGTATAACAACCTCCGCACGGAGCTGTGGTTTAAAACCAAAGCCATGCTTGAGGATCGCGCATGCAAACTGCCGAAAGACGATGAATTGCTCGCTGATTTAACGGGAATTCGCTACAGCTTTACGTCAAGCGGTAAGCTGCAAGCGGAAAGCAAGGACAGCATGCGTAAGCGCGGTTTGCGCTCCCCTGACCTTGCAGATGCAGTTTGTATGCTTGCAGCAAGCGACGCCACCACAGCGCTCAGTGGAACGCTGACAAAGTGGCGCGGCGCAATCAGGCGCAACCTGTCAGGTATTGCCTGACGGCTTCTCTGGCCATTCTGGCGGACGATAGCCGTCCAACATCCACTGCATTACACGCGCCGCTATGGGGTTCACAGGGCGACTGTCAACGTCGCTCTCCCACTTGCGTATGGTGCGCGTATGCACGTTCAGAATGTCAGACAACTGACGTGCAGAAAGGCGCAACTCACGCCGCGCCTTGTTGAATTCATGTGGTTGCATTTTTACTCCTTATGCAAATCTATGTATTCGCGCAATTTGCTCTTTTCCATCTACGCCTCCATCACTTTTTTGACGTGCGCAATCAGCGCGTCAACGTCGTCGTGTTGCCACTCTTCCGTAATCTCAAACGTGTCGGTATTTTGCTCACAGAAGATGAATTGCTTCACTGATCCATCTTTGCGCGCATCAACATATTCAGCCAAATCGGGGTCTTTATAATCAACCCAAATTGTCAGTTGAAAGCCGTGACCACCATCTTGCACCATGCAAGGCTGTGTGTCGTTGTGCCATGAATTATCCTCAAAGCCATATTGACTTACGGCGGCAAAAATCTTGTCAAACGCTTCACCGTTGTCGAAATTACCAAACACTATTGGGTATCGCTTGCTTGCCATAGCCATCACCCTTCCCCTTCCAAAATAACCTTGCTGTAACCGCATTCATCGGCGATCCACTTAAACAAAAACCCTTCAAGCTCCTTCAAGCCCTCTGGCGTGGCATCGCGCTCATATTCACTGCGCTCTAAGAGTAGGTGATATTTGTCGCCCTCAAGCAAAATATGCCAATTACTCTCCATAAACTCGTCATAAACTTCTTCACCCTCTTCCAAGTAAATAAAGCCTTTCATTGGCTCATCATCGTAATTGGTCAACGTGTCTACAAAAACGCGCTTTACTTTGGTCGGCGCATCGGCGCACAAAAACAACCCATATTCCACTGCTTCTTTGTAAAGCGTTTCAGCCTCGTCCAATTCAATCGGCGTGTCTTTTTCAGCGAAAAACATACCAAAGACGCCACCCCAATCGGGGTCAGGCTTATCGGCCAACTCAGTTTTAATTTTAGAAGCCAACCAATCATTCAGTTGATCAAAATTAAGTGTCGTGTCTGTCATCTCATTTCTCCCTTTGGCGGACTTCATTGTCCGTTTGAAATTTTAAGGCGTGAGTTTGAACATTCAGCGCCAACCGCAGATTTTCTGCGGCGGTCAAGCGCTCCGCCCATACTTCATCTTGCTCTTGCTCAGTTTCGTCAGTGCAAAGCTCAATCATATGCAAGATCGCAATTTGCAGAACATTCAACTCAAGGTCGCTGATGTTTAACGTAATTTCGTTTCTGCCGTGCGCCATTACTTTTTCACCCAATGGCGTCAGGTTGCCCTTTTTGTCGTACATCTTGCTGAGCAACTTTTTTTCTTCGCTAGTCATGCCGTTCTCCTGTTTGGCGGACTTCATTGTCCTATACACTCTATATATGCCCAATGGGCAGATGTTCAAGGGGTAGAAATGCTAAAAGGTCAATTTTTTTTGCGCCTTTAGCATTTTCTTAACGCACAAAAAAAGAAGTGCCTTTTAATCAAGTTGAAAACCCGCCAAAACCGCAACATATTGTGCTAAAATAGCGATTTAAAACTACATGTGGTAATATGCGGCAACGCTTATTTGGAGAGCTGCCCGCACCGATGGCCAACGTTTTAGACTTATCTCCTGCTGATTTCCGCAACTATCTGGCGGAAAGCCAGAGCATGCACGGTTATACCCCTGACCGCATCAACCAGTTGCGCGCAGCGTATCGTCATCACAACTCGTTGAGCGGCGCTTTAGACCGCGCTGGCGAGCAAGGGCTGGACGGCATGAACACGTCAACTTTCCTGCCGCTCGCAGGGCCGCAGGGCATGTCCATCTGGGATGCGCTGAAATCTGGCCAAGCCCAAACGCGGTTCAAGGATTGGGCAACGGATGCCGTCGGCGCTGTGGTGCGCGGCGTTGAAAACCCACGCAACGCTGCGCAGGGCTTGCTGTCGCCAGAGGAGATGCCATCGGCGGGCATGGAAAGCGCAGGCTTTGCGATGCTTGGCGCAGGCTCAATCCCTGCACGGCTGCGCGTACCAGAACCCGGCGGTCAAACCGTCGGCACTAACTTTGGCGGCGTCGGCCATAACCAAGGCCCGCCGCTTGAGCCAGACGAGCTGATCCCACCGGCGCGCCCTGACGATCTGCCAACCTATTCCCCAAGTGTCCGCGCGGCTGAACAACTGCCGCAGGAAAAAGGCACTTACGAACAATTCCGCAAAATGCTGCTGGATCGAGGTGCAAAAGAGGATGAGCTGGAGTGGAGCGGTTTTGACGCCTATTTCCGCGACCAGGAGAGAGTGACCAAGGCAGGCGTGTTGTCCTATCTGATGGACAACGCCGGTGACAAGATGATCGACGTTGAAAGCAACACCGCCGAGGGTATGCTTGATGATGACAGCTCCGCAGACCCAGACGACATGATTGAGCGTTATGTTGAGACAAATTTACTTGATGAAGTTTATTATTATTTAAATGATGTAAGGCATCAGTGGCTAAACGACGGCGACCATATGCTAGCCAGAGACATGGACGAAGCGGATTTGCGTATTGCTGCGGCCGAGCATGATATTACCGACTTAGATGAGTTTAAGCAGCTTTTGGTGGATGAATACGACGGCGCAGACACATGGATGTCGCCCAGCACTTGGGGTGGCGGCGCACGCCCAAGGGGTTACACAATACACGCAGATGAAGATGCCGCGCTTGATTATGTCATAGACGAGGACATGGCGCGCGAAATGGCACATGACAGTTTATACGAACACGCCCGCTCAATGGATGTGGTTGAGCTAGCCGACAACCTCGGCCTTGGCGGCATGGCAAACGTAGCTGACAGCGGCGTTAAATTTGCTGATTGGTTTACAAAAGGCGCGCGCGACTACACTGAAAACCGCTTTGTTTACAGCCCCGCTGACCATGCCTCACGCGGCCCAACCTTTGACGCTGCGCACCACGACGAAAGCGACATAATGGTTCACACGCGCACAGCTCAATTTCCGCTGTCGCTTCGCTCAGGCAATGTTCACCACGTTGGTGAGGTGCAGTCAGACTGGGGGCAGCAGCTACGCAGAGAGGGGGCAGTCTTTGGCGAGCATGGCAAAATCTATCGCTCAAGGACGTTTGACGAGCAAAAAGGGATTGCCGAGGGCGTTGCGGCGTCAAGCGAGCTATTCAAGTTGCGCGAGCATGCAAAAAATGTTTACCGCCACGAAAGAAGCTTTGACGATGTTTGGACGCTCCACAATGACCCGTCCTACGGCTTGGATGCTGATATTTACAAGCATCATTATGGCGTGCCCATTACAGCCAGAGCCCCAGACGCAGCGCCGTTTAACCCCACCGGCCAGCAAATTTTAGATTATTTCTTAGACCCGACTGTCAAAACAGACGCCGCTGTAAAGATGAAAGAGCAGTACGGCGATCAATACGAAAAGCTTTCAAGAGCGCGCAGCACGGGCTTAGACATAGATAAGCAAAAAGCCAAAACCGGCGGCCCGCTCATTGCCTCCACCAACAAGTGGGTGGATTTTGCTCTGCGCCAAGAGCTTCGCAACGCCGTGCAGTCGGGCAACGAATGGATGACCATCAGCAATCCTGACATGGTGCAAAAGATGACCATGGGTCAAACCCACGGCCAAGGTGAGTTTTACGGCAAGATCGTGCCGCAGCGTTTGCAAAAAATTATCCGCAGTTTTGACAAAAACGCCAAACTCCAAAAAACCTCAATTTTAACCGCCGACGGTGAAAAAGAGGTGCTTGGCATCCGCCTGACGGACGACCTGGTGCGCAAAATGGCGGACAAGGGAATGCCGATATTTAGCAACGCCTCCGCGCCAGCCGCCTCAGTCGGGCTTCTTTCAGCGACAGATACACAACAACAGCAGCAACCCATGAGAGGGCTTTTGCAATGACCATAACCACATTTGCCGAGCTTAAAACAGCGGTTGCAGATTTCCTTGATCGTGACGATCTAACGTCTAGCATCCCCACGTTTATCCAGCTCGCCGAGGCTGACCTCAATCGGCAGGCTCGGCACTGGCGCTCCGAAAAGCGCAGCACTGCCACGATTGACACGCAGTACAGCGCAGTGCCTAGCGATTTTGCTGAGGCTATCCGCTTTTATATCACATCGAATGACACCCGCCCGCTGGAGCTGATCAGCCAGTCGGAGCTGTTGAGCCGCAAAGCCAACACGCTGAACACATCTGGCGAACCCGGATATTACGCCATCACCGCCGGTGAGTTTGAGGTCTACCCCGTGCCAGACGGCAGCTATACGGCCGAGCTGTATTATTACAGCCGCCTTGCCGCGCTCAGCGACAGCAACACGACAAACTGGATGCTGACGTATTTTCCCGACGCATATCTCTACGGCGCACTTGTCCACAGCGCCCCATATCTGAGCGAAGATGCCCGGTTGGCCGTGTGGCAAACTTTGTATGGAAACGCCGTAAGTGGTATTCTTACGGACAATGAACAGGCAAAATTTGGTGGATCAGGCCGCCGTATGAAAATTAACAGTTATTGAGGAAATAAAATGGCTTCTTTCGTAAAAGTAAATGACTTTGTAGAGTATGCGGTTGAGGGCATGAACCTCGGAAGCGACACTCTGATTGTCGCTCTGTCTAATACAGACCCAACTGCGGGAACAAATGTTACAGCAGACGGAAACGGTGTATTGGCTAACATCTCACAGATTAGTTACTCAAACCTGTCTTCAAGAACTCTGGCAAGTGTAACAAGCGCTCAGTCATCTGGCACATATAAGCTTGGTGCAGCCGACCTGACGCTAACTGCATCTGGCGGGGCAGTCGCAGCGTTTCGTTACGTTGTAATTTACAATGACACTGTGACGAATGACCCTGTAATTGGATACTACGATTATGGAAGCTCACTGACACTCAATGACGGTGATACTTTTACAATCGACATTGGCAGCAATGGTATCCTGACCCTCGCATAAAGGGGTGTAAAATGGCTAACGTAAAAATATCAGGGTTACCGGCGGCAAGCGCTGGCGGTGCGGCCCAAGAGTTTGAAATTAACGACAGCGGCACGTCCAAAAAGCTGACGGGCGCACAAGTGAAAACCTTTGTGAACAGTGACCGCGCGGCGTTGGGCGCAAACTCTGACATCACAAGCCTGTCGAGCCTCACAACCGCGCTCAGCATTGCGCAGGGCGGCACTGGCGCAACCTCTGCGGCGGCTGCTGTAACAGCCTTGGGTGTAACAACAGCAGCCGCAGCCGCAGACGAAGCTACGGCTCTGGCAATTGCGTTAGGATAGGGTATGGCAAATACATTCAAGACAATAACTAAAGCAGGGGTTACGTCCCTAGACACAATCTACACAGTGGCAGGGTCAACCACGACAGTCGTTCTGGGACTTGTCTTGGGCAACACGACAGGCTCAAGTGTGACTGCAACGGTTACGCTGTCGAGCGACACAGCCAATCGTGCAGGGGCTAACAACGAAGCCAACCAAGATGTTGAGATTGTCACCAATGCACCTATACCATCAGCAAGCTCTCTTTCAGTCCTAGATGGCAAGATCATTATGGAAACAACAGACATACTGAAGGTGTCAGCATCTGGTGCAACTGATGTCATCCTATCAATTATGGAACAAACATAATGGCAGGATATATCGGAAGCAAAGCAGCCGTCACTCAGGCTGATGGATACACCAAGACAGAGGCTGATGGACGGTACGTTGAGGGTGACGATACTCTGTATGTTGACCAGACGAATAATCGGGTTGGCATTGGGGAAAGTTCGCCTAGTCGCACCTTAACTCTTGTTGATGCAACCAGTGACGGAACAGGTGGTCTGTTAATTCAGAATTATCTACCCGTAATAGAACTTGATGACGCAAGTGGTGGTGGAACATCTACCATTATTAAACATGACGGAACTAATACCATTATTGAAAATGGTGGCACAGAACGCATGCGCATCGACAGCAGTGGAGGTATTTCTAAAAACGGCAGCTTCAGTTATTCTGGCACAAGTGATGATTTCTACTGGAATACTGGGAGTGGAGACAGGTTCAGGTTTCATTCTGGCACGACATCAAGCCGTGACATTTTAGGTTTCAGCAACCCAAATGGGGTTGTCGGGGCAATAGAGACAAGCGGTTCATCCACCTCTTACAACACATCCTCAGACTATCGTCTTAAAGAAAACGTGGTTGACCTAACAAGCGCAACAACACGCCTCAAGCAGCTAGAGCCAAAGCGGTTCAACTTCATTGCTGACGCAGACACAACCGTTGATGGCTTCATTGCCCACGAAGTTCAAACAGTCGTACCAGAAGCAACCACAGGTACACACAATGAGGTTGATGATGATGGCAACCCTGTCATGCAGGGCATAGACCAAAGTAAACTTGTGCCACTTCTTACCGCAGCCTTGCAAGAAGCCATCACAGAAATTGAGACACTAAAAACTAAAGTTGCAGCTTTGGAGGCAGGGGAATGAGTGGATACATAGGCACAACACCTGTCCCACAGGCTAGTCAGACTAGGGATGTCTTCACAGCTACAGCATCACAGACAACCTTTGCCACGACAGGCTATACTCCATCGTTCCTAGATGTATATGTCAACGGCTCACACCTCAAAAACGGCACTGACTACACAGCTTCCAATGGCTCAGATGTTGTCATGGCTTCTGGCCTGACTGTTGGTGATTACGTTGAAGTTGTTGCCTTTAACACATTTGAAAGTGCTGAAATAACAGCAGGGCTATACAAAGGTGAACGTGGCACAGTCGGCCCGACCACAGGCGCAGGAGACATCTTTCGGATCAATGAGCAAACCTTAAACACAAACGTCACCATAGACGCAGACGAAAATGCCACAGCAGCAGGGCCGTTAGCCGTTGCATCAAGTGTCACTCTGACCGTCACAAGCGGAGGGAACTTGTCCATTGTCTGAGGTTAGAACAAATACAATAAGTGCTGCGAATGGTACTGATCCTGTTACGTTGACAAAGCAGAGTGCAGCAAAAGTACACGCAAATGTGACAGAAAGTAACACTATCCAAGTTAGCACGAACGTGAGTTCGATAGTTGACGAGGGTACGGGCCGAATAGAATACAACTTTGGAAACGCTTTTAGCAGCGCTTGGTATTCATATGCAGCACTGAACAAAGACGGTAGTGGTCACAACGATGATGCAGGAGCAAATAGTTCATTTACTGACACAAGTACCGCCTCGCAATTCCATGTTTTTACGCACATGGGCGGCGTAGCGAATGACAGTCAAGGTGGAGTTGGTCTAATAATTCACGGAGACTTAGCATGAGTACGATAACGGTCACCAATATTAAAAAGACAGGTGAAACAGCTAGTCGTGCAGTGTCAGGAATTGCGGCGGCTTGGGTTAATATAGACCAAACTGGCGTGACATACCGTGATAGTCTTAACACCTCTAGTTTAACGGATAATGCGGATGGAGATACGACTGTCACGTTCTCTAGCAGCTTTGGAAATGCAAGCTACTCAATACCTTCAAGTTGCACTTGTGAAAGCGCTCACGCAAGAGGGCCAATAGGTTTTGGCTTAGCCGTAAACGGTGACAACACCGCAACGTCTTTAACGTCTAGTGCGTGTAGGATGCGTGCATTATATGGCGCAAGTGCTTCGTCAAATGGTGGTGCTTTAGATGTTGAGTATGCTTCCGCTATGTATATGGGAGACTTAGCATGAGTACATTAAACGTTTCCAACATCACAGACGGAACAACAACGGTCGGCACAAGCTATGTGGTCAATGGGTCTGCAAAGGCTTGGGTGAATTTTAATGGCACAGGGACGGTTGCTATTCGTGATAGCAACGGAAACGTAAGTTCAATTACGGACAATGCAACAGGAGATTTCTCTGCTAACTATACAAGCAATATGGATAGTGTTGGGTATGCCTTTACAGCCAACCGAGAAAGAAACGGACAGTACGGCGGTGTTATGGACTATGACCAAAGATACGTTGGCTCTGTTCGTATAATTTCTTATAAAGAAAATTTTAGTTCTTTTGACACCCCTGCAATTCACGTTTCAATCCACGGAGACTTAGCATGACCCACGGACATCTATGGGATAGACTAGCAGAAGCTAAAAGCCGCCTTGCGCCAGTGCAGTCTAAGTATCGTGTTGTGTTTGAAGACCCTTCTACACCAGACGAACCTGCCAAGGTGCTATGCCCTGATCCGAATTGGTTGGCCTGTGCTTTAGCTGGCAACATCCTCCCAGACATACAGACTTATCAACGTGACAGGGATGTGGCTGACGGACAGCACAAAGAGCATCCATACGCAGAACCCATTGGCCCTATGTCAGAAGAAGAAGCCATTGAGTATCTCATTATGAAAGACATCTGCCCCTCTGTGTGGCGAGACTACAAAGGCAACAGAACGATAATGCGGATCGTCCCTGTTGAACTAATACCAACCGACCGCAGCTTTAGGAATGCTTGGAGAATTGCAGCATGACAACGTACATAAACATAAACGGAGATGTTCGTGATGCGTCATCTCTTACAGTTCCAACTGACCGCACCTTTCGGGGCGCTTGGCGGTACAACGAGGCAGTCATTGAGGTGGACATGGCAAAGGCCAGAGACATCCACAAAGACAATCTTCGTGCTCAACGCAAGCCACGTCTGGAAGCATTGGATGTGTCTTACATGAAGGCTTTGGAGGCTGGCTCTGGCGCAGGTGCTATTGCCACGCAGAAGGCAACGCTTCGTGACATTACAGCAGACAGTCGTATTGCGGCGGCAAGCACACCTGATGCACTAAAGGCGCTGACATTGGCGGTCTTGCTAGGAGAATAGTATGGGAAGGGCTTTAAACCTATCTCAGTTTCAACACAATGTAACTGATGGTACAGATACAGTTGCTACTGGCTATGTAGTCAATGGGTCAGCTAAGGCTTGGGGAGACTGTAATGCTGCGGGATCAATAACATCATCAGGGTCATTCAACGTAAGTTCGGTTACGGACAACGGTACAAATGGTAAGCAGTTTAATTATACAAACAACTTTGCAAATCCAGCTTTGGGCGGTGCGGGGCAATCTAAAGGGATAGGGTCTTTTTCGCACGGTGATGGCGCATTTATCTTTTGTAACAGTAGTACAACTGCTCATTATTCCGTACAGTATTTCAATGCCCTTGCCTATGCAGACACTACGGCACAGTTCTTGGCCTTGGGAGACTTAGCATGACGGTTGAGGCAGGTACACATACAATACAAAAGGCTGACTAATGGCTAATGGGTTCCGCATAACGGAAGCATCAGACACCCGTATTCTTGAGAATGGGGATACAAGGGTAACTGAAAGATTTTTTACGCTTTCAGTTAATGCCGGATCATTTGCTCTTACTGGTCAAGCTGCCTTATTAAATGTTAACAGAAAGATTGCCCTAGTTTCAGGGTCATTTAACCTAACAGGTCAAGCTGTAGACTTAGACAAAGCAGCAAAGATTTCAGCTTCAAATGGCAGCTTTACTTTAACAGGACAATCAACAGGGCTAAACAAAGCTCAAAAAATAAGCGCGTCAAATGGCAGCTTTGCACTAACAGGTCAGTCAGTTGATTTAGACAAATCGCCTAAGATGAGTGCAAGCAATGGCTCATTTAGTTTAACTGGGCAGTCTGTTTCTCTAGCAAAAGCCCTTAACATAACTGCATCCAATGGTACTTTTGCCCTCAGTTTACACGGCGCAGCCAAACTTATTACTGAGGTTACGCCGCATGGGGGCTTTACCGTTACGGGTCAAGATACTGGATTAGTAAAGTCACTTAATCTATCTGCTTCTAATGGTTCTTTCTCTGCAACAGGCCAAGCTGTTGACCTTGATAAAGGTAAGGTCATTAGCTCTGGCTCTGGAACTTTTGCATTAACAGGGCAAAGTTTAAGTCTTGTAAAAAGTTTAAAGGTTATAGCTGCAAGCGGAAGTTTTGTATTAACAGGAAGACCTGTAACATTTGGCAATGCTTATTCTTTATCTGTTGCTTCAGGTACGTTTAGCCTTTCTGGGCAATCTATTACATTTGGTAAATCTTTAAACATTGCAGCTAATAATGGCTCCTTTGTTGTCTCTGGAAAAGACGCAGACTTAAATGCTGCTAAGAAAATAGAAGCAGCGCGCGGTACGTTTAGTTTATCTGGTCAAGCTGTAAACTTTGGCAGCACTAAAGTGCTAACACTAAGCATTGCCAATGGCACGTTTAGTTTAAGCGGTCAGCAAATTGACATAGATATTTCTGAGGGCTTTTCATCAGGATCGTTCTCGCTTTCGGGCCAAACTGTTACGCTTAAAAAGTCAGTTAAGTTAGAAGCAGAGCGTGGTTCTTTCAGCTTATCTGGTCAGGCGGTTAGCTTTGAGCAGACTGAAGCAGCCAAACTAGATGCTGCAAACGGATCGTTTACTCTTACTAGTCAGGCAGCAAACTTAAATAGAGAGATTAATCTAACTGCTGGCTCTGGCTCTACCTCTCTCTCTGGTCAAGCTGTATCTCTTAAAAAATCATTAACGCTAGAAGTAGAAACCCAAGCGTTCAATCTATCTGGGCAATCTATTCCTTTCGGGTCTGCTTCAAACATTTCACTAGGGTCTGGTTCGTTTGCAGCGACGGGCCAAGCAGCGAATTTAAACAGGGCAATCCAATTAACCGCAGAAACCTCGGCTTTTGTAAAAACGGGCCAATCTGTGCAATTTAATAGAAGCGCAAAGGTGAGCGCGGCCAATGGATCGTTTAGTGTAAGTTTAAACGCGGCCAATTTAAATACTGGAAGATTAATAGCTGCAAGCAGTGCCTCGTTTGCTTTGTCGGGGCAAGCTGTCACTTTTGGCCTTGTAAACAAAATTATTCTAGCCTCTGGCGAGTTTACGTTAATTACAAACAATGTAAAATTTGGCGGCTGGGTAAGTGTGCTAGAGGCCGCCGAAACGTGGACAGACCAGCCGTCTACCGCTGAAGTGTGGACTGAGCAAACAAGCGGCAGTGAAACGTGGACACGGCAGCCGTCTACCGCTGAAGAGTGGGTTACCCAGCAAAACCAATCAGAAACGTGGGCACAGGCCGCTTAGGCGTTTTAACCGTTCTGATATATAATAGACCAAACGGAGTAAACCGATGGCAACGACGACAAACTACAACTTTAACAAGCCAACTGTTGGCGGCTCAACGAATAGCTGGGGCACGGATTTAAACGCAAACTGGGACAGCATCGACAGCACGTTGCACAACGCGCTGACAGGTGCGGCCGCTATCACGCCCAATCTCACTGCCGGATCCTGGAAGGTGAGCGGCACGGCGGTCACTGCGTCAGCGGCTGAAATTAACTTGTTAGCAGGCCAAACGTCACTTGTCCCATCTGGCGTGATCGTCATGTGGAGCGGTCAGACCTCGGCGATCCCTACGGGCTGGGTTCTTTGCGACGGCTCGAATAGCACGCCAAACCTTACAGATAAGTTTATCATGGGCGCTGGCGCTAGCAACGAGCTAAGCACAGGCGGCACAAACAGCCTGACCATCGCAGAGGGCAACCTACCAAGCCACACCCACAGTAGTGGCTCACTAGCCGCTGCCAGCGCAGGGGCACACACGCACAGCGTCACAGACCCCGGCCATAGTCATACCATTAACCAGGGCGACAGCGGCGGCGGCGGTGACGGCTGGGACGGCTCTGGCTCAAACGCAACAACCAATAGCGCAACAACAGGCATATCCATAGCCAGCGGCGGCGCACACGCGCATACGGTTTCTGGAATAACAGGCGCAACTGGCTCCGGCAATGCAATCGACAATCGCCCTTCCTACATGGCGCTCGCGTATATAATGAAAACATGACTTTAGTCCCTCTTGATATACCCGCAGGGGTTTACCGCAACGGCACTGACCTCGACGCCTTTGGCCGTTGGCGTGACGCAAGCCTTGTGCGGTGGAGGGACGGATCGCTGCGCCCTGTTGGCGGTTGGCGCACTCGATCAACCGGCGCAATAAATACAGTTGCGCGCGGCAGTCACTCTTGGATCACAAACAACTCTAGCAGTTGGCTTGCCATCGGCGCATATAACCAACTCAAGGTCGTAAACCAAGGTGGAACGGCGTACACCATCACGCCCGTAGGATTTACCAATGGGCTGCTAACTGCGGCGGTCTTAACGGGGTACGGAAACAGCACTTACGGCACAAGTTATTACGGAACGTCGCGCCCGGATACCGGCAACTATTCGGAGTGCAGCACCTTTGCTCTAGACAACTGGGGCGAATATCTCGTCGCCTGCTCGCACAGCGATGGCAAGCTGTACGAATGGCAGCTCAACACCTCGGCGGTGGCCGCAGCAATTACCAATGCGCCGACCTCAAACCTCGGTTTGATCGTCACAGAGGAGCGTTTCCTGGTGGCGCTTGGCGCGGGCGGCAACCCACGCAAGTTGCAGTGGTGTGACCGCGAAAACAACACTGTTTGGACAGCCGCCGCGACAAATGAAGCGGGTGACATTGAGCTGCAAACATCTGGCCGAATAATGACTGCGGTGAGGACGCGCGGCCAAACGCTTGTCCTGACCGATATAGACGCCCACACGATGCGATACCAAGGGCCGCCGTATGTGTTTGGGGTGGAGCGCGTTGGAACGGCCTGTGGGATCATTTCACGCAAGGCCGCAGTGGACGTGGACACAGGCGTGCTGTGGATGGGTCAGCGCGGCTTTTACGGGTTTGACGGCAACAGCGTGCAGGAAATCCCCTGCGAGGTTCACGATTATGTTTTTGCCGACATCAACCCCGCGCAAGTCAGCAAAACTTGGGCGATAACAAACAGCCAGTTTGGTGAGGTCTGGTGGTTCTATTGCAGCAATGACAGCACTGAAATCGACAGCTATGTGGCGTTTGATTATAAAGAAAATCACTGGATGACAGGCGAGCTGTCACGTTCAACTGGCGTGGATCGCGGCATATTCAAATATCCGCTGATGATGACAACGACGGGCAACGTGATTGAGCATGAGGTCGGTCTAAACTATGACAGCGCGCCGATCTACGCTGAAACCGGCCCGTTCTCCATTGGCACTGGCGAGCAAGTTATGAGCGTCACCAAGCTGATCCCCGATGAGCAAACGCAGGGCGATGTCACCGCCACGTTCAAGACGCGGCTGCACCCCAACGACACCGAGCGCAGCTATGGGCCTTTCACCATGGCGAACCCCACGTCGGTCAGATTTACCGGGCGGCAGGCGCGCATGCGGATAGACGCGGCACGTCAGGCTGATTGGCGCGTCGGGACGATGCGCGTTGAAACTAAGGCGCGGGGTACTCGATAATGCCGTCACCTGTTTTTCCACCGCTCGGCCCTGACTGGAAAGCATGGGCGCGCCAATTTACTGCGGCGATCCAGCGACAGGCGGCAAAACTCTATACCAAGACAAGCGATGACAACCCATCGGAAAACGGCGTCATTTTGTGGGACGAGCAAAACAAATATCCAGTGGTTTCATCAAGCAACGCTTTTCTGGAGGTGCTTGTGAAAGTCTCTGTGCCCGCTTCAAGCGTCGGAGCTGCCGGTGATAAATCTGGCATGATCTCGTTTGACGCAAATTACATCTACGTTTGCACGGCTTCACACGATGGATCGGCAAACATATGGAAGCGCGCGGCGCTCACTGGTGGTTCATGGTAGAGCTGCAATCAGAGCTGGATCGTTGCCGCCCGTGGATCGAGGCGGCGCTGGAATACTCCGCAGGCACTCACGATTTTATCGACGTGTGCGAGGGCATCTATAAAGGCACGATGCAGCTCTGGCCTGCCCCGGATGGATGCCTCATTTCGGAGATTATCAACTATCCAAAAAAGCGCGTTTTAAACATATTTCTTGGCGGGGGCGAACTCAGCCAAATTATGGATATGCACGCGGATGTGATAAATTGGGCACAACAACAGGAATGCGCGGCTCTGACGATGACAGGTCGCTTTGGTTGGAAAAAGCCATTGGCAGAATACGGCTGGACGCCGCTGCACGCATCCTACCAAAAGGAGATATAGAATGAGCGGTGGCAAAGGCGGATCGCAAACCTCAGAGGTTTCAGTGCCGCAGTACATTGAAGATGCGGCAAGGCGGAATTTACAAAAGGCCGACATGGTTAGCGAGGTTGGCTATGCCCCTAATTATGGCCCTGACGTTGCCGCCTTCACGCCAGCCCAACTAGCGGCGATGATGAACACCAACGACACGGCAAGCGCCTTTGGTCTAAATGTGCCAGAGACATCTGGCATGCCAGAAGCAACCGAATATGCAGGCGGTGTCTTGGGTTATTCCTCCATGCCACTTTATGAGCAAGCGCTTGAAGAATTCAGATCGGCGCGACCAGGACAGGCTGAATATATTGATAGTTTCTTTGTTGACCCTGTGACGGGCGAACCAAACTACGCGCCCCCTGCCCCGCCTGTGGCGGCGAGCAGCTCAAGCGGCAGCTCTGGCCCGTATATCCCGCCGCCACCGCCTGATTACGTCCACAACGGCCAAACCTACAAGGGCAGCGATCTGGTCACAGACCACATTGCTGGCGCTGAGCAACCGGGAATTCTGGACAGTTTGTTTTTTACCCCGACGGTCAGCTCAATGGCGAACAACGCAGGCGCTGGCTCAGTCTATAACCCGACCACTGGCGGATACGACCGCACGCACACAGCACCGGGGAGCAGCTTGCGGCCACGCAGCAAGGCGGAGGGCGCGTCCACAAGCTTCTTTGATAAATTTAGAGGGCCATTTTAATGTCACAGCAAGGCTTATCAGGTGGCGGACAGCCAGTGCCCGCGACGCCGACAGGCAAAGGCGGGATTGGCGGCGTTCAGCCTTTAGCTCCGCAGAACGGGTTCAACATCAACAACGCGGCAGCCGGCGGATTACAGCAGTCCATGCTAGGCGCGCAGGCAGGGATGCAATACACGCCAATGACCGCTGCGGCTGGCATGGCAAACTATGCCAACCCCTACGAAAACCAAGTGGTGCAGCGCACGCTGAGCGATCTTGGCGACATGCAGCAGCAATCGCTCAACCAGATGGGCGCAGATGCCACAGCGGCCAACGCCTTTGGCGGATCGAGGCACGGCATTGCAGAGGCAGAAACGCGCAAAAACTACGCGCGCACAGCGGCTGATGCGGCAAATGCAATGCGTCAGCAGGGCTTCAACACAGCGCTCGGTGCATCACAGTTTGACGTGAACTCTGGCTTGCAGGGCGCGCAGCAGAGGTTGTCAGCGACCAATCAGCTTGGCGCGCTGAGCAATCAAGCGTTTAACACAGGCCAAGCGGTTAGCCAGCAACAGATGCGCGACGGGGCAATGCAGCAGGGCTTACAGCAGCTTCTGATTGACGCAGCAAAAAATCAGTTTGCAGGCTACACCGGCGCGCCAGCAAATGCGCTGACCGTGCCAAACACGACGATGGGCGTGACGCCCGCGCCAGAGTCAATGACCGAGCAAAAAAATCCGGGGCTGTTTGATTATCTCAAGCTGCCGTTCATGTTGGCTGGGGGAGCGTAAACAAGATGGCTCTGTCCGAATTTCCGCTTACACAAGACATCATCGACAGATTTTCGCCGGTCATTCCATCGCTCAGAGGCGCTTTTGCTGGAGAAATGGCGCAAGCGGGAAACGAGCTGCGGAGCATTCAAGCCGCCCAAGCAGCCTTGGCGGCAAACCCAAACGCAAACGTCGATGACCTCCAGCGGGCAATCGCTCTGGCGCTGCAAAGCCCGCCCCCTGCCGCCCCCGCTAGCAACCCGCAAACTGCTGATCAAACAGTGGCCACTGCCAGCACAGCGCTGCAAGACCCGACTATATCGACAGCATCACGCCCTGTCGCTCCACAACAACAGCAACGCGGCGGCGGGCTTCTGGAAATGTTCGGCCTGCAAAAGATGCAAGCTGGGGCGCAAGGTGAAACTGGACAAAAGTTTTACGAGCGCGACAGGTTTAAAGATTTCAGTGGCACGATGGCCAACTGGCTCAACTCGATGACGCTAAATCCTGACCCAAATCTAGCGGCGAATATGGACGCTGGGAAGCAGCGGCGGACTGCCAACAAATCACGAAATAGAACCGTGGACATGCTCACGCAAAAGGCGGAAAGCGGTGATACTGTGGCGGCCGCCGTGTTGGGCGCTTTAAACACTGGCGCGATTACCGCTAAAGACGCAATTAGCACTTATTTAAGCCAGACGCTGACTGACCCCAAAACGCAGGGTGAAATGGCTAAGAGGGTGATGGAAGCTCGCAAGGAGTTTTCTGGCCGCGCGGAGGCAAAAGGCTTTTCTGAGGTTTCTTTTGCCTATGGCCGCATTGCGTCAGCGATCCAAGGCGGGCCAACGGCGGCTGGCGACTTGTCACTGATATTTAACTTTATGAAAATGCTTGATCCCGGTTCTGTCGTAAGGGAAAGCGAATTTTCTGCCGCGGCAAGCGCTGGCTCATACGGCGAGCGCATTAAGGCGTTGGTCGGATCAATCGAAACGGGCACACTTTTGTCAGCGGCACAGCGAGCTGATTTTGTGGCGCGGGCAACTGGCCTATATAAGAGCGCGCAGGGGCAGTATGACAAAGTTGCCAACCAATACCGTGACTTTGCGGTGCAGGCAGGGCTAGACCCCAGCTTAGTCGTGCCAGACATCAGCTATGCCGGTGAATTGCTAAAACGACCAACAATCTTAGACGTACCGCCACGGCCAACAACTGGCGCAGCCGCACAAAGTTTCCCAACAGACGAGGCTTGGCAAAAGCATTGGCGCGAAGGTTTCACAGAGGAACAGCGCAAACGTTACCTCCAAGCATTAGGAAACTAGAATGGCCAAGACAGCAGAAGAAATTTTAGCGGAGACAATGCAAGCTGCCGAGGCAGAGGTTGCACGCAAGGCCGCAACCCCAACCCAGCGCACCAGACAAGCCCTGCAAGGGCTGACCTTTGGCGGAGCTGACGAGGCGGAGGCATGGCTGCGCTCACTTGGTGGCCGCGACTATGACGAGGTTGTGGCGGAGGTGCGCGGCCAGCTCAAGGATTACCAAAATGCACGGCCGCTAGAGGCTATTGGCTATGAGGTTGGTGGCGCTGTCTTGCCCGCTATCGTTGGCTCCATGTTTTCGGGCGGCGCTGCGGGCGGCGCTACTTTGGCGCGCCTCGCTGCAAAATATCCACGCCTCGCAAAAATCGCAGGATTTACAGCTCCGACTGGCATTGGCGATGCTGCGATTACCGCCACAGCGCAGGGCGCTTTGTCGGGGTTTGGCCACGGCGAGGGTGACGCATTAGATCGGATGTACGGCACTGCCGTTGGCGCGGGCTTAGGAGGTGTGGGCGGCACAGCGCTTTACGCGGGAGCGCCTATGGTGACAAAGCCATTCGTGGCGCTTGTGGATATTGCGCGGCGCAAGCTTGGCAACACTGGCGGCAAAGCGGTTGAAACAGAGTTGCAGCGCCTTGCCACCGAGGGCGGTATGACAGTTGACGAGGTTGTGGAGGGCGTCCTCAACGGCAAGATCATGGCGGAAAACAGAACGCTGCTCGATGCTGTAAAAACCTTTAGGGCAACCGGCGGCAAGGCCGCAGGGATGCTTAGAGAAACGCTTGAGCGCCGCCCCGGTGAAACGCGGCAAGTCGCAGTAAACGAAATCAACAAATATTTGTCAGAGGTTAAAGACCCCAACATTTTGCGCGGAATGAAAGCAAGCGACGAAGAGGCAAAGCGTTTAGAAAAACAGGCATATGCGCCGTTCAGAGAGGTTAAAGTTGAAACCGACGATTTGTTCCGACAGCTTGAGCTTGTGCTAGAACGCGCGCCAGAGGCGGCAAAACAGGTTGAGCAGGCATTATTTATGCGCAGCGGGCAAAAGCCGTATTTTACCGTGGCGGACGACGGCAGCATTATATTCACGCGGCAGCCCACCATGGAGGAAGCTGAACAGGTTAGACGTTCGCTCTCTCAAATAACGTCAAAACTGTACAAAGGTGACGCAGGCGTTGTCGGCGAAGAGGCGGCTAATCTACAGCAAGGGCTGCGCGCAGCAATTGACGACGCCTCACCAGAGATGGCGGCGACCAGAGCGCAGGCGGCAACGGTGCGTAACGCGCGCGATGCTTTTCGGGACGGCCAAAAGGCTTTGGCTAAATCTGCCGATCAGGTTGAAATTGAGTTTGCAGATGTGCAAGCCCTCGGTGGCTCGGCCGTCAGCGCATATCGAGCTGGCGTGATGCAGGCATACCGTAACAAAATGGGCACTGGTTCAAAGGCCAGCCTGATGCGAAACCTCGCTGACGAGGAAAACAAACTAGGCGCAATCCTGCGCATCGTCATACCAGAGGATCAACTGCCGCAAGTCTTGGAAAAAGTTGACGTTGCGGCTGGCGCGCAGAACGCTGCAAACAGGGTTTTGGGCGGGTCTGACACTCAGGTCTTGAGGGAGCTGGGGAAACGGCAAGGTATGAACATCGGCGGCGACGAAATCGCCGAGGTTGTTACTAGCCCCAACCCAATCAACATTTACCGGCTTTTGCGAAAAGTCACACAGCGCGCCGCACCAGGGCTGACCGACGCCGAAAGAGAACAGGTGGTCAAAGTGTTGATCAGCCGCGACCCGGACATGGTTCGCAATGCGCTGAACGACACCAGCGGCATGGCTGTACTACAGCGCGCAATTGAAGGCTTGGCGCAGACCTTCCAGAGCGGCGCGACAAACGTGGGAGCACGGCAGACGCAAGGCGTTTTGGACGCAGTAATGCAGTAGAGGAATATGCAAGGCGTTTTGGACGCAGTAATGCAGTAAAGGAATATCATGGAACTGAAGCCCAAAACCCGCGACGAAATTGAAAGCATTGTGCAGGCGGCCGTGGACGACGCGGTATCGTTTGTTGAGGCGGAGATCAGCGAGGACAGGATCAAAGCCCAGCGCTACCTAGACGGCCGCGTTGATATTGGGCATGAGGACGGGCGCAGCAAAGTGGTTGCGACCAAAGTTCGGGATGTGGTGCGCGCCACCAAGCCGAGCCTGATGCGCGTTTTTCTGAGCAGCTCGCGGCCGGTGGAATTCGTACCGCGCACGCCTAACGACGTGGCGATGTGTGAGCAGGCTACAGAGATGATGCACCATGAGTTTGTCCGCCTGGGGGGATACCGTGCTTTAAATGACGCTTTCAGCGACGCCATGGTCAAAAAGCAGGGCATCATCAAGGCATACTGGCACACCTACCCAGAGGCTAGTATTCACACGTTTACCGATCTGTCTGATGAAGAGCTGATGCTGCTGACCTCAGATGACGGCGTTGACGTGCTGGAGCAGTCCACCGAAATGTCAATTACAGTTGACGAATTTGGCGCAGAGGTTGAAATGCCTGTCCACGCCGTGAAGCTCAGCCGCAGAAAGATGAAAGGCGAGCTGTGCATGGAGAGCGTGCCCCCGGAGGAATTCTTCGTGAACCGCTCCGCGCGGTCATTGCAGGACGCATTCGTGGTCGCGCACCGCACTGAAATGCGCGCCGGGGACGTAATCGGCATGGGCTTTGACCCGCAGGTCATTAACAAGCTTAACGCTTTTGACGGCGGCTCTGAAATGACTGAAACGGAGCAGTTTGAGCGCGACGGATTTAGCCACGACGTTGACGAGGATGACCTAGACCCGTCGATGAAAAACGTCAGTATCACAGAGGCATATATGCGCTGCGATGTGGACGGCACGGGCGTACCAATTCTGCACAAGTTTCTGCTTGGCGGTACGAAATATGAGCTGCTGGATTTTGAGCCGTGCGATGAGCTGCCATTTGCCAAGTTTGAGGTTGATCCAGAGCCGCACAGTTTCTACGGCCGCAGCCTAGCCGAGATTGTCATGGATGATCAGGACGCCGCAACGTCAATTCTGCGCGGAATTCTCGACAACGTGGCAATGGTGAATCAACCAAGAATTGGGATCGTGGACGGCCAAGTCTCGATCGACGATGTGCTGAACAACGAAATTGGCGCGATTGTGCGGATGCGCCAAGCCGGGGCTGTGCAGGATTTGGCCGTGCCATTTACCGCCGGTCAGACGCTCAGCGCGCTTTCCTACATGGACACGCTAGTTGAGCAAAAAACAGGGGTGACGCAGAACGTGGCGCTGAACCCGGATGCGATGCAAAGCACCACCAAGGCCGCCGTCACCGCAACGGTGGAAGCAGCGGCGGGTCAAATTGAGGTGATGGTGCGCAACTTGGCGGACGGCATGCGCGATCTGTTTGGGATTATGCTGCGCCTGATGCACAAGAATGTTGATGAAGAGCAGATGATGCGCCTCAACGGCCAGTTTGTGCCAGTTGATCCGCGTGTCTGGGACACCTCGATGCATTGCCAGATCAACGTGGGTCTGGGCACAGGCCGCGAAGAAGAGCGTCAGGCAGCTCTGGCGCAGGCGCTTCAAATGCAGACCATGGTTTATCAGAATTACGGGCCGATGAACGGCTTGGTCAGTTTGACCAACATTCGCAACACTCTGGCGGATAGCTTGGCGCTGTCTGGCGTCAGAAATGCTGACCGCTACTTTGCGCCGATCACGCCAGAGATAGAGCAGCAGATGCTACAGATGCAGCAGCAGGCCCAGGCGCAGCAGGGTCAGCAAGACCCCAACGCCGCGTTTATCCAAGCTGAGCAAGTCAAAGCGCAGGCGAAGATGGCGAGCGATATGGCCAAGCTGCAACTGGACGCGCAGAAAGCGGCGGCCGAGGATGATCTGAAGCGCGATCAGATGGCGCAAGACCTGATGGTGGATGCGGCGAAGGTCGTGGGCCAGTACGGCACTGCCGTGGACATCGCCAGAGTGAAAGCAGAGCAAGAAAAGCTGCGCACAGTCGCCGGGATTGCTCAACCTCAACAGGTGCAATAACTACCACATGTAGTATTTCACACCGTTTTTAGACTATATATAGTGTTTCTGGTATTATCTTAGCGACTGAAATCGCTAGGATAAACCTTGAAAAACGACATCCGCATTGAGGCAGAAGAAGCCCGCCGCCTAAAAAGCGACACGGCATTCAAGCATTTCCTTGATCTGGTGCGTGAAAACCAAATCCAAGCGTTTAAGTCCAGCGCCGCCGACGACATCGACGGCCGGGAAGAGGCGCACGCAATGATGCGTGCCGTCAACTTGATTGAGGTACAGCTCGACGCGGCAATTGCCGCAGAGGTGCTTCTGAAACGCAAAAAGATAAAGGGTTAGCACCGTGGAAACGACTGACTTAGAAAGTGCTGTTGACAGCATCTTACAAGACCCAGACATTAAGTCTGAAGAAACTAATCCAAGCGACACTGCGGAAACTGAGGTTCAGCCAACTGACGACGGTCAGAGCGACGCCCCGGAAGAAACAGCGGAAAGCGAGGATGTTGTCGAAGCGTCCGACGACGCCGATACCGGCGAAGAATTAGACGTTGAAATTGATGACGATGACTTAGCAGAGCCAAGTGAAACGACCAACCTCATCCCCGTCAAAATTGACGGCAAAGAAGAGCGTTGGACATTGGATGAATTGCGGCAATCTGCGGCTGGTCAGGGGTACATCAACAAACGAATGCAGGAAGTTGCTGCGCTTGAAAAGCAATACAAGCAGCAATTTGAAGCATTAGCCCAACAGCAACAGCAAACTCTGGAGCTGTACCAACGTGCGGAAAAAGGCGGTCTGCAAGCCCCTGTCCCACCGTCCAAAGAGGATTTCACAGCCGATCCAATTGGCTACATGGAAAAGAAAATCCAATTTGACGAGGCCAAGGCTGCGTATGACCAAGATGTCGCGGCGTTACAACAAACGCAGCGCCAGCAAAGTGCGCAAGAACAACAGCAAGAACAAGCCTACTTGGCGGATCAAGCGGAGCAGCTTAAACGGCTGATCCCAGAAATTGCGCACCCGGAAAAGGGCGCTCAATTACGTCAACAGCTCATCGACACAGGCGTTGAATACGGATTTTCCCCAGAGGAAATTCAGGGCGTCAAGGATAGCAGGCATGTGTTGGCGCTGAACGATGCGCGCAAATACCGGCAGCTCTTAGCCAAGAAGAAAGCTGCAAAAAAAGAGCAGGGTGAAACCCTCCAACCAGTCCGCGCTGGTGCAAAAAAACGTCCAGAAAATGCTGCGGCTACCAACCGCAAAAAGGCGCAACAGCGCCTGCAAAAGTCAGGCCGCATTGAAGATGCGATTGACCTGATTATGAACTCCTAGAAAGGACGATCCAATGGCTCAGCCGAGCAACACGTTTGACAGCTATGATGCTGTCGGTCTGAAGGAAGACATTTCTTCGCAGATCACCCAAATTAGCCCCCAGGACACGCCGTTTTACAGCAAGTCTAAAAAGACTACGGCCAGCAACACGTTGCATGAGTGGCAAACCGATGCGCTAAGAAGCAGCGCAAACAACAGTCACATTGAAGGTGATGCAACCACAGCGGAAGCTCGCACGGCGACCACACGCTTAGGTAACTACACAAATATCTTTAAAAATGCCGTTGTCGTCCCAGACACAGATGAGGGCACAGATAAGCATGGCCGAAATCGTGATTTAGCATATCATGTGCTAAAGGTAGGTGTTGAGCAAAAGCTCGATATAGAAAAGGCGATGTTTGCATCCAACGCAAAGGTTGCGGGTAACTCCACAACCGCGCGTGAAATGGCGGGCGCTCCTGCTTGGATAAAAACCAACACCGTCCACGGCGCTAATCAGGGCGCCGACCCAGCGGGCACTGGTGCAAATACGCGTACAGATGAAACATCAACTCTCATCGCGTTTTCGCAAGCTCGTTTTGACACAGTGATGCAGTCAATTTGGGAAGAAGGCGGAAAGCCTGACACCGTGTATCTATCTGCGTTTCAGATGGATAAAGCCCTCGGCTTTACGGGTAACAATAATCAGCGTTCAGCCGTTCAGGCCGGTGACGAGCGTGTAATCAAATCGCTAGCGGTCTACGTGACCCCATGGGGGAGCATAGAATTTGTGCCATCGCGCGAAAACCGCTCCAGGGACGTGTTTATAATGCAAGATGACATGTGGAACGTGGCAGTGCTGCGCCCCACTAAAAATGTCGCCTTGGCGAAAACTGGCGATAATACCACTAGGCAGATCACCACAGAACTCACAATGGTCTGCAAAAATGAAGCAGCAAGTGGTGGAATTTTCGACAACACCACATCTTAAAACTTAGGTGGGGGCGGCTTTGCTGCCCCCTCCCCTTTTTTTGGAGCTTCAGATGAAAAAAATATTGGTTAACAGGATCAAGATAAAATGCAGCAAGGGTCGCATTGAGAAGGGCGAAACCGTGGTTTTACCCGATGCCGAGGTGCAAGACATCATTAACTATCGTGCGGATTCAATCACCGTGTTGGAGGATGTGGCGGAGCCAGCAAAGCCAGAAAAGACACGCAAGGTGAAGAATGCCAAAGCCAGCGCATAGCACAAAGATTGGTCAGCAGCTCAGCCTCGATGGCGATCAGCTTATAGTAAAGCAGACGTTTGACGGCTCGCAGATGCTGAAAGACGCCGCCAAAGCGCGTGAGCTTAGCCCAAATGCCTTTGGGTCTGAACACAAGCTCGCTGGGTTTGTTGACCTAGCCATGGTGAACGAATGGGCCAAAGAGGCAGGCGTGTCTTGGAATGACACGCAGGCAATCAAAGAGGTCATAAAAAAGAAAATGCTTAGCAACGAATTTGGGTCGTTGCGCGTTTGGGAGGGCACTTGGTGATATGGAATATTCCACGCTTTGGACTGTTGGCCTCACCGCGCTGCTGGGGGTTTTCGGATGGGCTTTGCGCGCCACCTACTCAGAAATTCAGCGCATGCAAATTCTGCTGAACAGAACGCGCGAAGAAATACCCCGCGAATATGTCACGAAAGCTGAGCTGCGCGACGACATGAGCCGCGTGATTAACCGTCTTGAGGCACTAGACGCAAAACTGGATAGAATAATAGAAAGCCGCTGAAATGCTCGCCGAGCTTGCCGCCTTTAACGCCGCTTTTGCCACTGTAAAAGCCGCCCTGTCAGCGGGGCGCGACATTACGGATTGCGCCAAGGGAATTGGCGATATGATCGGCGCGCAAGAAACTCTCCGGGCGCGCGGCGAAAAAAAGCAGAACAGCATTTGGTCGGCCTTGGCGGGCAAGGACACCAACGATTTTGAAGAATTCATGGCGCTGGAGAAAATCAAAACGCAGCGCGCCGAGCTGATCCAGACGCTACAACTATACGGCCGTCCTGGTCTCAAGGATGATTTTCTAAAGTTTGAGGCAGATGCGCGCAAAAAGCGCCGCCAAGCCGCACAAGAGGCAGCGGATCAGAAAGAAAACATTTTAACTTGGGTGCTTCTTGGGGCAGTCGCTATCGCCGCGCTTGGCGGTATGGGCGGCCTGCTCTGGATGGCGCTGTATCTACGAAGTTTATAACCGCAACAAAAACATGAGGTGAAGCAATGCCGCGAGGAATGGGAACATACGGGTCAAAAGTTGGGCGACCACCGAAAAAAGGCAAAAAGTCAGGCAAGAAAAGGTAGCAGCATGACCATTGAAGAAAAGCAGCACCTCGATATGCAAGTCTACCAGCGCAACCGCCGCCATATGTGTTGGGGCGCTATGGGCATGATGCTCTTTTGTACCGCAGCGACGATATACGATCCCACCCGGATGGCTGCGGCCGAAAGCATCCTCATGGCTCAATATCTGGCGTTAAGCGCTCTGGTGGGAGCTTATTTCGCCGTGGGTCACAAGGAGGTTTAGTATGAGTATTGTCAGCGCTTTAATCGGCCCAGTCAGCGGATTGCTCGACAAATTTGTTGAGGACAAAGATCAAAGAGCAGCTCTGGCGCATGAGATTGCCACAATGTCCGAGCGTCACGCTCAAGAGCTTGCCAAAGGTCAGCTCGCAATAAACGCTGAAGAGGCAAAGTCACGAAACATATTTGTGGCGGGCTGGCGGCCTTTTGTAGGGTGGTCATGCGGCCTTGCAATGTTCTGGCATTTTCTGGGGTTGCCCCTCACGCTGTTCGTCACTGGTTGGCTTGGCCTAGAGCATCCGCCCCTGCCAGAATTTGACATGGACACGCTGCTGACAGTGCTGCTTGGCATGCTCGGCCTTGGTGGCCTTAGAACTTTTGAAAAAGTGCAGAAGGTCAGCAAATGACAAACTACGACACCTCTGATGACGATGAATTTACATCCGTTTGGAACGGGAGGCGGTGATGGAAGTTTGGCAAATGCTTCTGCTTGCGCTTGTTGCGATTAACACGGCCGCGAACTGCTATCGTCTACTTTTGGAGCTAGACAGATGAAACAGAACTTTGACAAGTGCTTGGCCATGTTGCTGCACCACGAAGGTGGATACGTCGATCACCCGGAGGATCCTGGAGGGGAGACAAATCACGGCGTGACGCGCGCCGTGTATGAGCAATGGCTCGGCCGTCAGGTCATGGACGGCGAAATGAAAGCCCTGACCCACGCCGACGTTGCGCCGATCTACCGCAAGAATTACGCTGATCGAGTGCGCTTTGACGACTTGCCCGGCGGGGTGGACTGGAGCTGCTTTGATTGGGCGGTAAATTCTGGCGTATCGCGCAGCGCCAAGGTTCTGCAACGCATCGCCGGGGTTACAGCCGATGGCGCAGTAGGGCCAATGACGCTGCGCGCCGTGGGCAATGTTGAGCCAAGAAAAATCATTGAGGACATGCACCAGGCGCGTCAGGCGTTTTACGAGCGGCTCAGCACGTTCAAAACATTTGGGCGCGGCTGGACACGGCGCAACAAAGAAACGCTTGAGCAGTCCCTCAAGATGCTTGACTAGGCACGACAACAGAATGCGGGTTGGGCGCGCCGGTGAATTTTTTGTTGCGTATGTCTTAGAGTATTATTTTGGGATCACCGTGCATCACGTTGATGTTCAGCAGGATGATCTATGGTGCAGGCTACCCGACAACCGCATCTGCACGGTTCAAGTCAAAACTGCCACCGAAACGAAGCACAACAAAAACGACAGGAGCTATGCGTTTAGCCTCGGCACAAGTGGCGCGGATTTCTACTGCTTTGTCGCGGTTGATCGTCAGCTCGCGCTGTTCAGCCTGCCACCAAAAAAATCTGCCGTTAAAAAAAGAATACGCCCGCGAGTTTTTACGCACGCGGGCATGATCACTTCAGTTGAGGAGTGCCTTAACGTTAAGGCTCTGCCACTCGCCAAAACGTAACGTTTTTGTGCCAATCTTGGACAAGGTGGCCTTTCTCCACCAACCGCAAGACAATCTCATGCACTGCATTTTTTGAGGCACGGCGAGCTATGATCTGCTTGCCGTCCAGCTCGCCCTTACACATTTCGCGGATGTACGGGTTGCGGCCTTTGACCTCCCAATACAATGCAATGAAGTCGCGCACCTCTTTTTGTGCGTCTGTCATCGGTGGCTTCAATGAAATTTCCTTTCGATTTCCAGACCGCCGTCAATCATCTTAAAAACGTAGCCCTCAATTTCAAACTCATCTCTTTCCATCAAGGTCAGCGCATCGTAGAGGCTTTCCATTAGCTCATCCCTGACCAGTTGCCACTTATCAACTTGGAGCATGGCGATGGCGATGTGCGCGCAGAGGACGTTCATGTCACGGTCAAGGTCGCTGCTCAGCACCTCAAAATCCACTTTGATCACGTTGTCAGTTTTTTTCTTCTTGCTCATTTCAGCACCTCCGCAATCAGCGGTAAAAACTGCAACAAAGCGTAGAGCGCGGCGAAAAGGCAAAATGCCCCCACAAAATCGCCGAGAACGTGCATAAAGTTGGAACTGCGCCAGCTAAGCCTATGATCTCCCACGACGGGAGAATTTGGAACTTTTAACGATAAGCCTTTGTTTTTAACAAAAAGACGCGCCTCCCTACGGGCTGCCACTACCTCTTTAAACATCTGTTTTTCCTTTATATTTTTCCAAAATTTGGAACTTTTTTTCAACGAGTTGGAACTTTTTGCCCCAACTATCCTGCCCTACTACCCGATCTACTATCAGATAATGCCCTCCTCTGATCAAATTTTTTGATGTAGTGAGTCGCCTGTTCAAGCGTTTCGTGACCAAGCCACCCCATCAACTGCGCGGCACTGCCGCCCAATTCTGCTAATTCCATGTCACGACTTTTACGGAGGCCGTGCGCTGTCTTCTTGACGCCTGCGCGCTGTGCTTTTTTGCTAAACCACTGCGATGCCGCTTTCGGCGATCTGCTGTGCCCTTGCCTTGTCACCATAAACGTCATGTGGCGCTCGCCCTGCCCTTCGATGCTGCGCTTAAGGCTTTGCAAATCAACCTCTAGCGGCTTGGCGAATTCTGGCAGGGATCGCGCAAATGGTATCTCCACCGTGGAGTTGGTTTTCTGGCGCTTGTAGCTCAGCCAACCATCACGGCCAACGCAGCCGCGCCCTAGCTTCGTGGCGTCAACCATGGACGCCCCTGTGAAATACAAAAGCTCAAACGCTAAACGCTCTGGCGAATTCGACGGATAGAACTTTCGGAACAGCTCAATCTCATCACGCGTCCACGGCTCATGCCCATCGCTCTGCGGCACAGGTGCGCGCTCTATCTGGTCGGAGCGGCTTGGGTCAGTTTTCAATAAGCCCTCCGTTTTTAAAAATTTGCACAGCCCACGCCACGCCTTTAACTGCGTATGCTGAGCGTGGCGCGTAAAGCCTTTCAGATCGCGCGCGATGACCTCTGGCGTCAATTCGCGTGTGTTGCCGTAAGCTTTGGCAATTCGGTCAAGGCAACGGCGGCGCACGGACTTTGTGTTAGCCGCAAGCAACGTAAAATGATCGCTGTCTTTATACTTTACAATGGCCTTGCCAAGCGCGCCGCTCGGCATTGCGTCGGGCGCAAAATTTATGCCTGACAGCTCAACATATTTGGCAAGCCATTGGGGATGACCCATCGGGAGGTCAGGCAACGGTTTGCCCTTCTGACCTTTCGGCCGAAAGTAAAACCGCGCGTTGCCCGACGGATATTCGCCAACGCGATTTAAATGTTTAAGGCGTATTCCCCGACGCATGGCGCGGCTTCCTCCTCTGGCTGAAGCTCTAGCAGAGCCTCTTCTAGCTCTTCTGTGATCCAGAGCTTTACGCCTGCCGCTGAGCGCGGTGACGGCATAAGCCCCTGACGGACGAGCTTGTCGAAATGTGCAGGGCTGATGCCCAAGTGCGATGCGGCCATTCCTCTTTTCATAGCCGCACTGCCGTTTAATTTTCCTTTATTCATATTCATCTTGTAACCCCCACCAAAGTGATAGCTTGCCAAAAAGCATCGCGTCAACGCCGCCTGCTAGGCATCCTTCAGCGTAGAAAGCTATACTATCGCTCAAGGCTTCTAACCCGACGGATAGCCATTAGGTCATCCCAATTTTTATTCATAAAGGTGTCCTCGGTGGTTTTGATATGGCGCTCTACAAATTTGTACGCAAGCTGCATAAGTTCAAAGCCTGCACAATATTTCAGCGTGCCTTTACAATGCTTTGCCTGACTTTTGTCGATAAAAGTATCGTCGCAAAAAACCTCAATCCAGCCCTCGGCCAAACAATGTTTAACCATTTCGCTGATGCTCTGGCGGCTGATTTTCGTCATTGCCATGATTTCAACTTGGCTTGCAGGCACACGGACACATTTCGCGTGAACCATACACCATGCAAACGCATCTTTTTGAAAAGTTGAGTGCAGCCACTGCTGTAGTCTAGTTGAGCTTTCTGGCGTGTTTCGGCGGCGAGCATAGGTTAAGTGCAGGTCGCACACGGAGGCAATATAGCGTTTCTTTAGCTCTTCTTCCGTATCGACTAAAGCTGCGGCATCCAATTTCTTAAACATTACTTACCACCCATTCTTTTATTTATATTTACGATTGTGCTTGGATACCATTTGCCGCCCTTGGCCGTAGCCACGCCGAGGCGGTTCATTTGCCTAGCTGTTCCCGCATACCCTAGTCCACGATCCAGAAAACTTTTGACCATTGGCCAAACGTCCTCTGCGTGTTGATCCGCCGCTTTAGCTCGCGCAGCATTGCCTGCCTCGCTAAGCTTTTCAAGTGACGGCGCGCCAAGGGTATGGATTTCCTTGCCCTGCGGCGTAACGTGGACGCCGTGCTTGTCTATCTGTTCGCGGATGCGCTGAAGCGCCTCGCCCGACTTTTGGACAAGCTCGTTTCGCTGATGTTCGGCCATCCCTGCAAGTGCAGCGACTGACGCCGAGGTGACAACAGGGTTGTCCGCCACGATCACGTCAACCCCAAGCTCGGCAACTTGTTGCTCTAGGAATTTCAGAGCTTGCCACTTGCGTTCAGCGAAGCCGCTCAGCGATGCCAAGGCCAAAACGCTGGAAGTGCTTTTGCAATACGCAAGGCACTCCATCAGCTCGGATCGCTCGTCAAAGGGGCGCTTGGCGCTCCCTGCCTCTATGAACCACTTGGCTGAAAAATCAGGCGCGCCCTTCTTGAGCGACTTAATTTGACGGCGTTGTGTCTCCTGTTTGTCGGGACGTGAACCGTCCGACAAAAATGCTCCCACTTTCATCTGCTTTCTCCCTTCGCAGCACAATATGGATTTTTTAGCGGAGCGCAAATCATGCGCTTTCCTCGGCTAAAAATGGGTCTAGGTTTGCCGCCCATAAGGTGAGGCTGACGCGCGCCTGATCGGGCGAATTTGTCACTGACGCCTTGTAGACTTGTCCAAGGGCGTAGAGCTGCTCCATCACGTTGGACATCCGCCTTGAGCCTAATCCGATAGCCTCGCTGATTTCGCCCGTGCGGTAGTAACAGTCGCAGTTTTCCTTCAAAAACATCAGCGCATCGTGCGCCGCCGTGATATTCTCTTGTCGGCGGTTAAAAGGGTCTTTATTCGGCCTTGGTTGCGGCCTTTGATCTTGGACAGGCGCAACAGGTTGGACAGGTTGGACAGGTTCAACAAGTGGGGCGGCTTGAACCTCCCCAACCTCGCCAACCCAAGCGACGCGCCAAGGTGTGCGGCCGTTCGGATCGTGGATATTGCTGACCAGAATGCACCGGCATACAGACCCCACAGATAGGTTATTTTTCTGCACCATGGCGGGCGAAATATGCGCGTTTTCCGCAGTGGTTGTGCAGACGCCAAAAGCAGTTTTGCCTCTGGTCATATGCGTCACGATGATTTCGTGTGTTGTCTCAAATTTCATTAGTTCCTCCATCTAAGTTCAGTTTCGGTTCAGTAGGATTAAGCTAGCTTCATTGATATTTATTTACAACACCCAAACCTAATATTTTTTTACAGCGAGCAGATACAGCATTGAAAACCGATAAAAAACAACGTGTTGTGATGTTTGTCAGAGTGACCCCAGAGCTGAAAAACAAGCTCCAACGTCAGGCAAGCAACCAAAATACATCCTTGGCGAAACTGGTTGACCGCATTTTGACCGCCCACTTTGGGGAGCAGCAAAATGGCTAAATCGCGCAGTCAGATTAGCCGCAGAAACCGCCAGCGCGGCGCGGAGTTGGAGCGCGAAACAGCGGCGTTTCTGTGGGATGAGCTTGGGTTGGTTTTCAAGCGGAATTTGGAACAAGTTCGTACTCAATTTGAAAATGATCTTCAGTGTGAAGATGTCTCCTTCCCTTTTTCAATTGAGTGCAAGCGCAGGAAGTCTGGAAACGGAATTCCTGCGGGCGCATGGGAGCAGGCTTGTGAAGCTTCCTCCCGGCTTACAGCCTGCTACCCATGCGTCATCTATAAATATGACTTTCGCGCTGCCAGAGCCGTCGTCAGTTTCTCCGCCATCAGCGAAGCACTCACAGGCGTAAGGGCAGCGGCGGACACAGAGCTGGCCGACATATCAATGCATGGATTTTGCTACCTCGCACGCGAGCTGATGGCGGTGAGGGCAGAGCAATGATTGACGGCTTTGTCTGGATCGCATTCGCCGTGTTCGCCGACGCAGATGATTGCAACGCGTTCATGGAAAAGCATCACCTCTATGAAGGGCTGGATCGCCAGTGCGTCATCTTTGATTGGCGGCACGACGAGGAAAAACTTGCGCCCGACACATCGCTGCGCCCACAGGCGAGGCCAACCAAATGAGGTATGGCTCGGTGTGCAGCGGCGTAGAGGCCGCAACGGTTGCTTGGGAGCCGCTCGGTTGGGAGCCGCAATGGTTCAGCGAAATAGAAAAATTTCCGTCGGCGGTGCTTCAGCACCATTACCCCGACGTGCCGAATTTCGGCGATATGAGAAAATTTAAGGAGTGGCCAAGTGACAGATCAATCGAGCTTCTTGTTGGAGGAACCCCCTGCCAAAGTTTCAGCGTCGCCGGATTGCGGCAAGGATTGGATGATCCTCGTGGCAACCTCATGCTCACCTACCTTAGCATTGCTGCAAAATATCGGCCCAGATGGGTGGTTTGGGAAAACGTGCCCGGCGTCCTGTCATCTAACAGAGGACGAGATTTTGGAACCTTCCTTGGGGCGCTGGGGAAAATCGGGTATGGGTTCGCTTACAGACTTTGTGACGCTCAATATTGGGGATTGGCACAGCGACGCAAGCGTGTGTTCGTTGTCGGATGTCTTGGAGACTGGCGACGTGCCGCGGCAGTTTTATTTGAGCGCGAGAGCTTGTCAGGGCATTCTCCGCCGAGCAGAGAAGCGCAACAAAAAGTTGCCGGTGCAATTGCATCAAGCTCTTTTGTCGGTGGCCCAGGCGGACGACCAGAAAGCGCAGCCGTAAATCATTTTGTGCCAGAAACGGCAGGCAGCTTGGACACAGAGTGCGGCGGTGGAAAGCTGACGCACCAGTCTGCGAAAAACGGGCATCTTATATTAGAGCGCGACGTGATGGGTACGCTGACGGCCGAGCTGTCGCCAGCTCTTAGCGTGACGCACAAGACAGCGGTGGCTTTTCAATCGTCGCAAAGCGGCGTGAGGCTACAAGATACACACGCCACGCTTGATGCAAACAACGGCAGCCGGCGGCATAATGGTGCGTTGGTGGGCATGCAAGTGCGCCGCCTGACGCCGCGTGAATGCGAGCGCCTTCAAGGTTTCCCCGACGATTACACGCAAATCCCTTGGCGCGGCAAAGCGCCAGAAAAATGCCCCGATGGGCCGAGGTACAAATGCATGGGCAACAGCATGGCTGTGCCGGTGATGCGGTGGATCGGCGAGCGTATAGCGATGGTGGATAAGCTGTGACTGAGCAATCAGGATTTAAAAAAATGAAATTTTGCGGGGAAGCGCTGCGAAAAGCGCGACTGACAAAACACATTTCGCAGGCAAAAATGGCGTATGATTTAAAAATTAATCAATCACTATTGTCTAAATATGAGCGAGGCGAGGTCGTAAACGTCAGCTATCAGACAGTGCAGCAAATGGCTGACTATCTGAACATTAATGCAAGCGACCTTTATAGCGCGCCTGCCGACAAAACTCGGCGACTAGATGTCCACGTTTATTTTCACTTCGTAAGCAGCGCTGGAGAAAATCCATGAGCGCCGCCATTTGCCCTGAATGCCAAGGAGAGCAGCAAGTCCAATACGAGGCCGTCATGGGAACCACCATGATCGGCGCGTGGCTCGGCGAGGTTTGGGCGGACTGCGAAACCTGTGGCGGTGATGGCGAAATCGAGCTGGAGGATGACGATGAATAAAGAGCTTAACGCGACGATGCACCTGATGCGTCACGAACTGGAAACACTGGAAACGGAATTGGGGCGAGACCCGGAGCGGCCGACACAGCGCCAAAGAGCGCAGGGGCTGCTCCAACTCTTGCTGATGCTAGAGCGGCAGATCAGCGGGGTTGAGGTATGAACGAATATAGCCTCGGCTTTCACACTGACATCAGCAACGAAGATTATCACGCGCTAAAGGAGTTGGGCGGCAAGCCGTGCGTGTCGTCCAGTTATTACAAAAATTATTACAACAAGACGGCGCTACACGCCGAGCTTGGCGGAATGACGATTAGTCCAGCGGCGGCAGCGACGGGCACGGCGGTGCATTACATGACGCTTGAGCCAGAGCTGGACATGGTGGTGCGTGGGCCAGACACAAGGCGCGGCAAGGTCTGGAGCGAGGCCGTGGATGCGGCGGAGGCGGCAGGCAAGCTGCTGCTGACGGCGGGCGACTTTGACCAATGCCAAGCCATGGCGCAGGCGCTGCTGGACAATCCGCAGTGCGGCAAAATTCTGAAAGATAAGCAGAGGGTCTGCGAGGGTTCGATCTTTGTGGAGCATGACAGCGGCGTTGTGATGAAAGCGCGGCCAGACCTTTGGATTGAGCGAACTGGCGTTATGGCGGACGTAAAGACGGCGCTCGACGCCTCCCCGGCGGGGTTCACCAAAAGCGCGTTCAAGTTCGGCTACGACGCTCAAGCGGCGTGGTATCGCATGTGCGCGCAGAAACTCGGTTGGGACGTAAGATATTTTGCATTTCTGGTGGTGGAAAAAGCACCGCCGCACGCAGCAATGCTGCACATATTTGGCAATGAAGCGATGAGCCGCGCCGAGCGCCTCATAGATTTTCATTTGCCAGACATCGCTCGCGTTAAGGAAAGCGGAGAGTTCAGTACAAATTGGCCGCCGTTTAACGTGATGCACTTACCAGAATGGCTATCAGAGGAGAGCTAAACAGATGACGAATACGATGCAATTGAAGAACGTGACGGCGCTTTGGCCGAGGTTGGACAAGGCGTATAAATTTGACGCCGCAGCAATGCGGTCTGTGCCGACTGATCCGACAGATGCGGAGGGCAGTTATGAGATCAACCTAATGGTCACGGCGGCGCAGGGCAAAGAGCTTGCCGCAAAGATGACCGAGGCTTTTGCCGCGTTCCAAAAGGAAAACAGCGCGGCGCAGGGCAAGGAGTTCAAGGCAAGCGATACGTTCAAAAAGGACGACAGCGGTTGCTTCATCGTGAAGGCCAAAAAGAAAACATATGGGGACCCTGGGAGCAAGCCGCGCCAGTGGATGCAGGACGGCAGTCGTGCGCCAGATGATTTTCAGCTCACCACAAACAGCAAGGTGCATGCGGAGCTGCTGATCAAGCCGTGGGCATACGCGGGCAAAGTTGGCGTAACGCTACGGCCGCAGAACGTGATGGTGGTGGAGCTGGCAGAGCGCATGGACGGCGGTGATAATCCTTTCGCCAGTGAAGCAAGGAGCGACAACCCGTTTGGGCTGCCCAGCGCTGCTGAAAGCATCAAGACGGGCAATTCCCTCGATCTAGATGACGAGATACCGTTTTAAAATATGGCTGAATTTGAACAACCTTGGTGGTCAGTCTGGGGCGAGCAGATCATCACAAGGTACAGCCTCAAGCAAACCTCTGTGGGCGAGTGGCACGGCCCGTGTCCAAGCTGCGGGGGCAAGGATCGCTTTTGGATAAAAGAAAGCGAGGGCTTGGTAAAGGCGTTCTGCCGCCAAGGTTGCTCAATCGCCGATATGGCGGATGAGATGAGGTGCGACGGGGTTTGGCCGAGCGCCGAGCCGATCCGAGCGCCCAACGTCGTGCCGCTGCATTCCAACCCGTTTGCGGCGGCGTCGGACGATGGCGGGTCACTGCTCTACCACGAGCGCAAGCAAGTTGATTTGCTGGGCGCGCAGCTCGATGGCGACAACGTGGTCGTGCCGCTGTTCAATACGCAGCGCGAGCGCGTGGGGTATCAACGTATATCGCCAGATGGTCAGAAAAGGTTCAACGCCGGGTTGGATAAAAGCGGCGGTGATGTGTTCGGCGTCTGCGGCAAGCTGACCGAGGGTGAGGTTTGGGTGGCCGAGGGTTGGGCGACAAGCGCGGCCGTGGCAATGGCGATGTGGCCGAGGCCGTGCATCTTTGCGCTGGATGCGGGCACGCTGCCCAAGGTGGTGGAGGCGGTGGGCAAAGCGTTTCCAGAGCTGACGCTGTGCGTGGCGGCGGACAACGACAAGAAGGGCATTGAGGCGGCGAAAAAGAGCGGCAGGCGTTGGGCTGCGCCAGAGATTGAGGGTGACGACTGGAACGACGTTTTTGTGAGGCAAGGCCCAGAGGCGCTGCGGCAGGGATTGCAGAGGGCGGCCGAGGTTAAGAAAATGTTCACCCGCGTTGATCAGTTGCAGATGACAACGCCGAAATGGCTGGTGGACGGCATGATAGAGGAAGATGCGCTGAGCATGCTGTTCGGCGCGTCGGGCAGCGGTAAAACATTTTTGGCATTGGATGTGGCGCTCAGTGTTGCGGCGGGCATCAGTTACCACGGGCGCGACGTGTCGGGCGGTACGGTCATCTTTGTCGCCGGTGAGGGGCACAGTGGGTTTGCGCGGCGTGTCGCGGCATGGAAGAAGGCGCGCGGCGTAAGCTTGGATGGCGTGCCGTTCTTCAAGAGCAACACGACGGTGCTGCTGAATGACGAGGATAAAGGTGAGCCACTGCTTGCCGAGCTGCGAGAGATTGCGGAGGAGGCAGGCACGCCAAAGATGATCGTGCTGGATACGCTTGACCGCACAATCATGGGTGACGACAGCAACGGCGAGGACATCTCGCTTTACCTCAATGTCTGCGACAAGCTCCGCGAGGAGTTCAATTGCACGGTGATGATAGTTCACCATGTGGGGCATCAGAACACCGAAAGGGCGCGCGGTAGTACGAGGCTGCGCGGGCGGCTCGATTGCGAATATCGCGTGGAAAGCTGGGGCGACAACAAGCTTGTCCTGACCGCCACAAAGATGAAGGACGCAGAGGAGCCAGAGCCGATGAGCTTTATGAAGGTGAGCTACGAGCTGGAGACAGCGGACGGCGGTATCACAAGCTCACTGGCGCTAGACTACACGCCAGACAAGCCGCAGGACAAGAAAGACCCAGAGTATATCAAAGAGGTCATCATGGATCAGATCAGGACGGTCAGCGCCTTTGGTGAGGCGGCGCGTAACGATCTGAAAGAGGCGGTTGCGCTGGAGTTGGATTGCTCGCAGCGGACGGCAAACAGGCACATCAAAAAGCTGATCGACAAGGGCGTTTTGGCGCTGCGCGGCGGTCTGGTGGTGGTGGCATGAGGGGGTCAGGCTGGGACACACCGCAAAGTAGTGTCCTGAGTTTTGTCCTGCCGTATGTCGGGTGTTGTCCTCGTGTCCTGAAAGTTGTCCTGAGAAAATGAAGCAAAAACAATGGGTTAAAGAGGTTGAGGACAGGTTGAGGACAGCACTAGGACAACATGCGGACATAAAGGTACGGCTCAGGACAACAGGCCAACCCCTAAAGGTTGGCTGTCCTGTCCTGATGTCCTGTCCTGAGTTTGGTGTGGATTACAGTGAATTAAGTGAAAAACAATTCAGCTTCATTCTTGGCGAAATAGATGACCTGCCAACCTTGGAGGGTTTGGCTAATCGTCGGCGTTGGCTGAGCGCACCAGAGCTGCCGAAATGGAACGATTGGCAGCGCGCGGCAATTCTTATCAGAAAATATGAACTACAGCGAAAGGCAAAGAGATGAACGAGGTGTTATCACCCAGAGATGTGGAAGAGGCGCTGGGTAAGCGCATGGTGAACTTTGAGCGGCTTCAAGCACAGCTAGGGTATCGTGAGCCTTTGCCGCACGACAAGGCGCGTAGGATCGCTGTGCGGCCGCTGAGCAAGCACACGATGGCAGTGCTGAACTTTATCAGGCGGAACGGCGGTGCATTTGCATCGGAGATAGAGGGCGCGCTCGATCTGCGCTCAACCGTGGTCGGCAACAACATCCACATCCTGCAGAGCCGCGACTTTATTTACACCGACTACATGGATGGTCGGCGGGCATTTTACAAAACGAGGCATTAACGATGAACTATAAGAAGATCCTGGGAACAGCTCAGGGCATCCTTGAGGACAGGCAGAAGAGCTACGGCAGTGCAGTTGACCTGCATCAGGCTATCGCAACCCGGTGGACGCTTGTACTGCGTGGGAAGCTAAAGGATGGCGCAGAGGTCAGCACCGTTGATGTGGCGCGCCTCATGGCGGAGCTGAAGGCAGCCCGCATGGACAGGGGCGACACAGGCGAGGACAGCCTGCTCGATCAGATGAACTACTTGGTGATCGCCATGGCATTGCGCCGCGACGCGAAGGGCGAGTTTGATTGGGACGATGCGTTTGGCGGTGAGTAGTTGTTATGGCTATTCATAAGGTCAATGACGCACTGATGGAGATCGTGGAGGACATGGATGTCCAAGAGGATTTATCTTTGCTGGATAAGCTGAGCGGCCTGACGCACTTTAGTGATACCAATTATCACACCAAATGGAAGCGGACTGAAGAGGTTGACCCTGTTGTCAACGAGTGGATCGATCAGGTAGTATCTGAATATGATGAGCAAAACCAAGAGGATAGCGATTGAGGCTCTGCGAGGCACAGCCGCAGCGAAGCACGGGCGCGTGTGATGCGATAAGTCCAGTTTGAGGTCAACATAAGTCCAACTGGACTTATATTTTGGCATGAATTCGGCTTGGGAAAGCTAAGTCATTGATAAGTATACATAATAAATTTAACATAATGTGG